AAGTAGGAGGAAGACACAAGAGACTTTCAACAAAGAAGCAAGGTAAGAAGAATAAGAAATGGAAGAGAACAAGGCGAATCAAGTCCGTGAGGCGCTGAAGAATTGGATTGTGCTGGACGATGACGAGCGCCGTCTACGCAACGAGATGAAGACGAAGAAGGAAGCCAAGGCAGCTATTTCCGCAACTATTCTTGAGTTCATGCGCGACAATCAGGTAGAGAACTTTGCTCTAGAAGTCAGCGGCGGCAATATTTCTCGAAGCGTTCGCACGTCCCGTCCTCCTCTTCGTCGCAACGAGCTCCGCACCAAGCTCCTGATGACATTTGCGGACGAGCCTCAAAAAGTCGCAGAGTTCCTGAGGTCCATTGAGGGAATCCAGCAGGGCGAAGACAACATGTCGGCGGGTGGAACGCAAAAAGAACTCCTTGTGCGCCACATCCCACGAACCAAGACTACTCTCACGATGTCTACTTAAGTCTGGAAATACTGAATGGATTCCTTGGCGGCCAACTGCTCGGCCTGCTTCTTTGTTGACGCCAACCCTCTTCCAATGACCTTGGATTCATGAATGACCTCCATCGTGTATTGGCCGTTGACGCATGAAGCCATTTGGTAAGTCGGTGTGATATGGAAGAGCGACTGATACAGCTTCTGGAACTGTTCCTTGAAGTTCCGATTGTTCAGGAGGATCTTGGGAATGTCTATGTAAAGCTCAACGAGCGAAATAATGAACGCATACACGATCTTGAAATCGTAATCTGTATCCGTCCACAACGCTCCTATGAACGCCTCCAAAATATCGCCGAGTTTCTTTGTGTTTGTCCGCCCTGCGCAAATATCCTCGTTGTGTCTGGAAATCACATAGAACTTTGCAAGCCCGATAATTTCGCTCAATCTGCCGAGCGTTTCGTTGCACACAATCTCCTTCTTCAAATCAGTGAGGAATCCTTCGTTCTCCTGCGGGAATCTCTGCATGAGGTAAGTGGACACGCACGCCCCAAGAATAGAATCCCCCAAATGCTCTAGGCGCTCATACGACTCGTCAAACAATTCCAAACAATCAGCGGGTTTTGGAGCAAGTTGAGAAATCTCGCCGTTGGGTGTTGTGTAATCTTTGCGCTTCACGTAGGACGAATGGACCATCGCCATTTGGAATGTTTGGGGATTCACAGGCTTGAATTCGCATCTGTGCTTGGAAAGAATCGCTTGGATTTCCGTTCGGCCGAACAAGCGATTGTTTGAGTTATAGGGATTGTAGAATGTTGCCATGTTTAGTTCTTTCTGCGGTAGGTTGTGCGATTCCGTTTTCCATGAGTCTTTCTGGTTTTCCGGCCTCGGCCATACCAATACGGTGCGGTAGACGGTCCACTCTGCAAGATCCCCACTTTATTCAGTCTCATGTTCTCTAACGAATATTCAGGCCCGAACTTAGTGGTCAAAACATAATCCACAGTTTCCAGTTTGTTTTTCAATACAAGACTTGCCTTGTCCCGAATGATTGTAAGAATACGACTGCCCTCTTCGATTCCTAAAACACCAGGAAACGATACGGTTATCTTGGAAAACGCATACAGCATGATCTGCGCATAAATTACAAGGGGGAGAACGGTTTGGATATCCGACCAAACGTTTCCTCCGCTCTTAAGGCTTCCGATATATATCAAATGCCGAATTTGCCTCCACGGATACCAATCAATCTCCTTGTTTCCGTCAGGAGTGATATATTTAGGTAGCAACTTCTCTACAAACTCGTTCTCTATTTGCACGCTGGAAAGTTGGGCGGAAAGTTGGGCGCGCTGAATCGCATTCAATCCGGTTCCTCTTAATCCTGCTTCGTTGATTGCGCTCGTCATGATTCCTCCAACAATCCGATGTATATCTCTCGCATACAACTCTATGATCGGAAGCATATCGCTCGTTTCTGTGACATATAGTTCACTGCCCGGACTAGCAGTCGGTTCTGTCCTCGGAAGTTGTTGATATACGGGTCTGGACATATCGGGATCTAATGCCACGTATTCGCGAATTTTATCTACCGCCATGCTCAAAAACTGGGCTGTGGTGTATCCCAATTTGTTCGCTTCATTCGTGATTTCCTCGCATATCTTTTTAATGTTCAAAGACTGCTGATCAACCCATTTCTGCTGTGTTAAGCCGTTGATAGCGTTAAATTTATTGATATACGCCCACAACTTTTGTCCTCCTTTATCTCCCTTGTTCGCACCATACTTCGGCGTTGCCAATATTTTATTCAGCATCTTCTTGATGAGGTCTTCGTCAATTCCAAAATTGTCGTCTTTGATGACTATAAAATGTGCGTCTGATTTGATTTGATTGCATATCCTATGCGCCCAACGATATTCTCGCAACAGCTCCGCCTTGTAACGCTCGCCTCGGTTCTCGTAATGCTTGTCTTCCTCGTCTTTCATAGTCTCGTAAATTCCGGAAGTATATAGTCCCGTAAAACAAAGCGCCTGCATTACCGGAAAAACATGTTCGCATTCTGCCTTGTTCTTGAAGCCCTGATTGAGAGCAGCGATGGGGGTATTACAAATCCAGCAAAGACTACTAGGAATCTGGTTTCCAACGGTGTTATTACATTGGGTGGTGGCTGAACTCCGTTCAAAAAGAGAACGAAGAGTGCCCTTTCTTTTGCTTTTCACACCTTCATCCTCTTCTTCCTCCTCTTCAGCATCTTCTTCGTCAGAATCAGTATTGCTTTTGGTAACAACTTTTGCATAAAGGCGATTGTATGTTTCCTCCGGAAGTGCCATCTTTAAGGCCTTTGTCAGCTTTCCAAACACGATAGATTTGTTCTTCTCGGAAGCCTTAATAACTTCCACGTCGTTGGCATCCAAGATTCCTTCCCATCCTCGCATCGCAAGAGGCAGCAAAACATCGGTGTTGCCCGGAGTTAGCTCTGCTAGAGTCATTATGGTGTCTGCGACGGATTCTGAGGATAGTTTAAGAGATTGGGTGCTATATGATCCTTCGACTGCCGGTGCGAAGCTTTCTGAGAGTCCATTCCTACTATCATCAACCTTGCGATACTTCGTGGTAGGTTCCATGGATAAGGGTGGAGCATCTCTAGGCCGCTTTTCGCCACCGTCAAGATCCATTACTTGTATTGCCCATTTTTATTCGGGAGGCACGTGCGTGAACGCAAACTCCGTGGAAACAAGCGTCTTTGTCTTCTTGTCCACGATGCTCTTGAAACAATCATCTGCGTTGGGAGTCCGAGTGCTCTCAAAATACTCCTTGAGGTGCGTCTGCAGATCCTTCTTGGAAAGCGTCCATGCCTTGCTCCACTGATTCGGCCGCTGGATCTGAATCGTGGAATTATCGGAGGACATGCGGATCTCGTTGTATCCGTTGAATTCGGGGGTAACAAGAAGCGAGGCCATCTCTGACTCCACGTCCTTCCGCTCGTTGCGCAAGGTATGAACTTCCTTGTTGAGGACCTGAATCCGGTTGTCAATCTGGCAATACGACTCAAAGCGGGACTTGAGATTGGCGAGCATTTTCTTGTAAATATTCGCTTTGTAAACTTAATTCCGTTTTTAGAACAAGGATGTCTGTTGACGCAGCAGAAATAGAGAATTTAAGACAGACTTACAACAGGGAACATACGTCCGCAGCTCCTATCGTTAGAGGAGAACCGAATGCTGTTTGGAGAGCTCTGCGCATACGGCTTCGCGATAAATGTAAGGGCGGAGAAGGCGAATGCGTCGTGGCTTCCCTCCTTGAAAAATCCGCGGCCCCGAAAACGTGGAAAGAGAACCCGACAGAATGGTTGACGACGAACGATATTGAAAAGGTGGAGAAGAACTACAAGCGTCTGTTTTCCAACTACGAATACGTGGGAACATTCCCGATGGATTTCGGGACGAAGTCGGAAACAGGGACGTGTTTGGTGAGTGCCTTGTGCTCCATGGACATCCTCAAACTCGCATCCAAGGGAAAGACGCAAATCGGGATGGTGTTTAACACGGATGTGAGCACGGGTCCGGGACAACATTGGGTTGCTGTATTTTGTGATTTGAGACCCGAACTCGAGTATCCCCGCATGACCTATTTTGATTCCTACGCTCAAAGGCCGGAGAAAGAGATACAAAGACTCATGACGAGGTGGAAGCAGGCGTGGGATGCGAGCGGGCGCCATTCAAACCCCATGGAACTGACGTATAACAAAACGAAACACCAGCGCAAGAACACGGAGTGCGGGATGTATTGCGTCTATTTCCATTATTGCTGCCTTATGGAATTGCCGATGGAGAAGCGCATTTCAGACGAGGTCATGGTGGCAATTCGGGGCGCCCTCTTTCGCATATAAAATCTCGCTCAAAATGTAAACAAATGGCGAATCCTTGGATGACTCATATGAAGGCTACGCTGGCGAAGATGCGCAAGGACGGGTCTTACAAGAAGGGCGATGGACTCAAGAAGGTGATCATGGAGGCCA